TTATGCGACACTGTAAACCTCTTTGGCGCGGGTCGTGAACGCCTGAACCATATTCGAGGCCAGCTCTTTAAAGATGCGGCCAAACGCCAGCTCAATCAGCTTATTGGTAAACTCAAAGTCCAGATGGAACTCAATACGGCAGGCGTCCGCGCTCAGTGGGGTAAACTTCCAGCCCCCCATCAGCGTTTTAAACGGACCATCGACCAGATGCATCAAAATACTCTGATTGCTGGTCAGCGTATTGCGGGTGGTGAACGTCTTGCTGATCCCCGCTTTGGAGACATCCACCGCCGCGGTCATCTGCGTCGGGCCAGACTCCAGAACGCGGCTTCCGGTACACCCCGGAATAAATTCTGGATAAGACTGAACATCGTTCACTAACTGATACATCTGTTCCGCGCTGTAAGGCACAAGCGCAGTACGGCTAATCTGAGGCATAGCATTTTCCATGGTCACACAACGGACAAATAATAACATTTATCACCTGTTAAAAAAACGCTAAGCCTCATCTCGTGCTAAGATAGCGCGTTAGACCTCACAGGACGCAATGAGGTGACTTTTTGAAATCAGATTACCGACGGCTTTACGACACTTATGACGAAGAAAAAAGCACATAAACCAGGCTCGGCGACCATTGCGCTCAACAAGCGTGCGCGCCACGAGTATTTCATTGAAGAAGAATTCGAAGCTGGCCTTGCGTTGCAGGGCTGGGAAGTAAAATCGCTGCGCGCCGGGAAAGCCAATATCGGCGACAGCTACGTGATCCTGAAAGATGGCGAAGCTTTCCTGTTCGGCGCGAACTTTACGCCGCTGACCGTCGCCTCGTCACACTACGTGTGTGACCCAACGCGCACCCGTAAGCTGCTGCTAAATAAGCGTGAGCTAGAATCTCTCTACGGACGCATCAACCGCGAAGGTTTCACCGTGGTCGCCCTGTCGCTGTACTGGAAAAACGCCTGGTGCAAGGTGAAGGTTGGCGTCGCGAAGGGTAAAAAGCAGCACGACAAACGTACTGACCTGAAAGAGCGCGAGTGGCAGCTTGATAAAGCGCGCATCATGAAAAACGCAGGACGTTGATTCTGCACACTTATTGTACTATTCAATAAGTTAGCGTTCCGGGCTGGTATCCAGGAAGTAAAATCTGGTATACTCAGTTCAACACTATTGGGGCTGATTCTGGATTCGACGGGATTTGCGAAACCCAAGGTGCATGCCGAGGGGCGGTTTGCCTCGTTAAAAGCCGCAAAAAAATAGTCGCAAACGACGAAAACTACGCTTTAGCAGCTTAATAACCTGCTCTGAGCCCTCTCTCCCTAGCTTCCGCTCTTAAGACGGGGATCAAAGAGAGGTCAAACCCAAAAGAGATCGCGTGGAAGCCCTGCCTGGGGTTGAAGCGTTAAAACTAATCAGGCTAGTTCGTTAGTGGCGTGTCTGTCCGCAGCTGGCGTGCGAATGTAAAGACAAACTAAGCATGTAGTACCGAGGATGTAGAAATTTCGGACGCGGGTTCAACTCCCGCCAGCTCCACCAAATAAAACAAGGGGTTACGTGAAAGCGTAGCCCCTTTTTCTATTCCAATGGCGGCAAAATGGCGACAGGCTTTTGGACTGGCGACAAAAAAACCCGCTTTGAAAGCGGGTTCTTTTTAAAAATTCATGTGCCCTTGCCCATCTTTTCCCGGATGTGGGGGCGCAGAAGAAATCACATTAGGCTTTATGATATGCCTAACAAATGTTTCGTGCGTGACAAAAGTACAACCGCAGTTGATATTTTGGCACTGGTTGTAACGTTCTTTGGTTGTTGCTGATACCTGAAAACTGCTTCTTGTATGGGCTGCCTGGCCGCACTCTGGACAATTCATCATTCCGGTTATCCCACCACTTTTGCCAAAATCACAATAATGATACATCATTATTCAATATTGAGAACCCATTACTCCATTTCAAGATCATCAATCTTAACTTCAAGCTCCAGAGTCGTAGTGAAACCATTATCTGCACTGACACTATGCGTCAGGGTGGTAATGGTCCATTCGGCATCATCAATGGGCTGTTTAAAGCCGCTCACCTTCACCGGCATTTCGGTATACAGATCAGCCCTTCCCTCTGCGAGCTGCAGGGAGAATGTTGCTACCCCGCGCTGCAGGCGCTCCCACTGCATCTTTGCCGCTCGCTCTGCATTGCTGCGGTTTGCATAAGTTCTGTTGAGTACCAGCACGTTTTCATCCGTCCCGACCAGGTAATCTCCCTGTTTTGCTTCCGGCTCCTTTGCCGCGGTGGTTTTCTTTCGACGGCGCTTAACCTTTGCTGTCTCTTTTTTCTTTGGCTCACGGGTATGGAGCCAGCTGGCAATTACCCCCGTATAGGCATCGCGATCGGCCAGGGTAAAACGATGACCGTCACCAGCCTGGCGGGTGATGGTGATAACCGGCAGCGGCTTACCGCTTGCCGTTCTGCCCTGCCCTTGGCGGATAAACAACAAATTTCCGTCCTTAACTGAGGCTATCGCCCCATACTGCCGCGCCAGCTTCATCAGGAAACTCGCATCGCTCTCGTTGGTCTGGTCAAGATGTTCCACAGGCTTGTCCATCAGGTCCTTTCCCAGCGCCATCTTTAATTTATGCCTGCCCGCGATTTCCTTCACAACATCGCCCACCGTTGTCTGGTGCCAGGACTTTTCACGCCGCGTATTCAGGGTTTCACGGAAATCTGCACTACGCGCGCGGATTGTGAGACGGTCAGGCGCGCCGCTGTGCTCAATCTCATCGACAGTAAACCCCCCTTTCGGAAAAAGCGGCTGACCTTTCCATCCCAGCGCAAACTGAATAATGGCCCCCCGACGCGGCAGAACGATTTGCCCGTCCGAGTCGTCCAGTTCCAGATCAAGCTGGTCCGCTTCAAAGCCCCGGTTATCCGTCAGCGTCAGACTCATCAGGCGCGCATCCAGCACGGTAGTCACATCTTTACCTTCAATGGTGATGCTGAAACCGGGGGTTTTGCTGTTCAGGTTCAGGAGATCAGAGCTGAAATTCACTGCAGTACCCCCCCAACCGTATTTTTCATATTGCCTATCGCAGAGGTGGCGGAGTCCTGCAAATTACTGAGCTGATCGCTGAGGCTGCCAAACATATCAGACAGCGATTCATCCACCCTTTTCAGGCTCAGCGAAAATTCGATGCGCCGGGGCATACCGCTCTCAAAAAATTCTGTTTTTGTCTGGCTCAGACTCTCGATCACAAACATGCCGTAAATCGTCCCGCTCCCCTCAATCAAGGGCCAGGCTTTCCCCAGCTCCGCCATCTGCTCCAGCGCCAGCAAAGACAACCTGCCGCCGGTAATCTCAGGCAGCAGGACGCCGGACAGCGTAAGCGAATCGTTATCCGGCCCAAGAAACTGTGTTGTCGGGCGCCGGTTTACCCGGCTGTTAGCTGCGTGCCGCCAGCTGCGCTGATACTGCAGCTCCTGATAGGGTACGGTTCGCAGCATGAATACGTACAACCCCAGCACCATCATCATTATTCGTAACCCCCTCGATCACTGAAATTACTGCGTGTTTTTGCCCTGGCCCTGCGCTCTCGCTCATCAAGCTGCCGGGCCACCTCTCGGGCGATATCCTGCGCGCTTTGCCCTGTCTGGGCGACAATATGAATTGGCGCGCTTATCTCGTACTTAATTACCTGCGGCGGTCTTTCTGCCTTCGCCGACGGCGCCGGTTGCGTCCTGACAAGTACACTGTACGGATGAATTGGCGCGGCTTCTGCCGGGGCTGCCGCCAGGCCCATTACGCCAGCGACCACGGAAGCGAACACCTTCTGGCGCATAGCCATCGGGTCAGCCCTGTTATCCGTGATTTCCGTAATGGCCGGTGCTGGCATGACAGCCGCAGCGATATCAGCCAGCTCCGCAGCACGATCCCGGCCAGGACGATTTACCGGGGCGTTAACAATCTCAGGCGGCAGCATCAACCTGCTTTCAGGCCGTTGCTCCGGGCTGGCTGTTACATCACGAACCGGGCTTACCGTTGCCGCCAGTTTCACCAGCTCAGTAGTACGATTGATTACCGGAAGATTTGCCGGACCGTTCACACTATCAGGCGGCAGAACTATCGCGCGTTCAGGATATTGTTTAGCGCTGGCCGGTTCCGTCCGGGAAGGATTGAGCGTTGCCGCCACCCTCGCCAGATCAGCAGTCCGTTTCCTGCCGGTGACATTGGCGGGCCCGTTTACGATCTCTGGGCCATTCTCACCCACGATGCCGAACTGGCCGCGCGGAATGGTACCGCCGCTGTCGTACATGCCAGCAAAACCCATCGGCGGGAATCCGCCAGGCGGCAGCACCACTTTACCGTCTGTGTTTACCGTGGCTGGTTGCTGCCGCGTGACCTGCTCAGGAAGCTTCGCTTTGGCCGCTTCCTTGCTGACAATGCCAAGTTTTTCAAGCAGCCAGGACACGCCCGATTTAAGCGAATCCAGCGGGTGCATGACCATGTTCAGCCCTGCGGCCAGCGCCTCCCCAAACTGCCGCCCCATCGACGCCGCGCTTTGCAGCTCTGCAGAGGTGGATTTAACCGGCGTCAGCAGATCAGTAAACCAGCCCCACAATGCCTGGACCTTGTCACCTATCCACTGGAAAACAGGCTGCAGTGGCTCAAACGCCGCACTGATAGGCGCAGCTGCAGCTTTGAATCCTTCAACCACTCCGCCTAAAAATGCGCTTATCGGCTGCCAGTATTTCCAGACAACCAGCGCCACGCCAGCCAGCGCCGCCACAACGAGCCCTATCGGACTAAGCAGGGCGCCCAGCAATCCAGAAATCCCGTACAGCGCAACGCGAAGGAGGGCCAGCGGGCCGGACGCCAGAAAACGCAGCACGCCACCCGCTGAGGATAATCCCCCGCGCAACGCGGCCAGCGGATTCATTACCATGCCGATAATGTTGCGAATACCAGACATTCCGCCGCGAAGGACAGCAAGCGGCGCACCGGCCAGCGCTTTCAGCGCATTGCCAGCCAGCCCGGCAGAACGGCGCAGGGAGTTAAGGGGAGACGCCAGCAATCCGGCGCTGCTGCCGGATGCAGCCAGGCCACGGCGCAACAGGGAAAGCGGCGCATTTGCCAGCCAGGACAGCGCACCGCCAGTGCGGGTCACTGCAGACATAACGGATGGGAGTGTTTTTACACCCAGCACGGACAGGCCTAAACGGATCACAGCCAGCGGCCCCAGCACGGCAGCCACGGCCACCGCCAGCGTGCCGAGTACAACGGTTATCGCAGCAGTGGCAGCCGCCACTTTCATCAGCGTGCCCGCCAGCTGCGGGTTAGCCTCAACCCATCGACGCAGTGCCCCGGTAACGCTTTTGACGTACCCCATGATATCCATCAGCGGCTGGCGCAGGGTTTCACCCAGGCTACTGAAAGCGTTCTGCGCGCCCGTTTTAACAAGCAACCACTGCGCGGAAAGTGAATCCTTATTGATATCGGATTCTTTCTGCATGGAGCCGTTAGCCTCAGTGCCTGAGGTAAGTTTCAGCTGTCGCTGCAGCTCCGGCAGGTTATTTGCCAGCTTCGCCGCATCGTCGCCAAACTCCTTGCCAAATATCATCGTCATGGCGGACAGGCGCTTGTCCTGCGGCAGTTTGTTGACCTTCTCCAGCACGCGCTGAATGGTCCCCATTGCGTCCTTTGTCATCTGCTTTTCAATCTCTTCTGGATTGAGTTTCAGCAGATCCATACCTTCCATGAACCGCTTGCTCTGCATGGTTGCAATCGACAGTTCGCGCACCATCGCATTTGATGCGCTGGCGGCAATTTCAGGCGCGGCGCCCAGAGACAGGAAGGTGGAACCCAGCGCGGCCGCCTTGCGGAAATCAAGCCGGTCAGCTACGCCGCCCATGCGCTGCAGCACATTGATGATATCGCCGCCCTTAGACATGGCGTTATCGTCCAGGTAGTTCAGGGCATCGCCAAGCTGTTCAATATTGCGGGTCGGCACTTTATAGAGCTGCGCGATTTTCCCCAGCCCCTCCGCCAGCTCATCAGCGGGCAGCTCGAATGCCGTTGCGGCCTTTGCAGCAGTGGATGCAAAGGCCAGCAGGTCACGCTTCTGGTCTTCGTAAGAATCGTTCTGGTTTGTCACTCCCATGCGGGCGCCACCTTCAACCAGCGCGGCATAGTCGATGGCGCCATTCTCCATCGGCAGCTGTTCACTGGCGGCCTTGATGGCATCCTGCATGTCATAAAACTGTTTTGTGCGGTTGCCGTTGTCGTCCCGCAGCCCGTTAACCTGCTTTGCCACGCCTTTCATCGCATCTTCCATGCTGGCATAGCTTTTAACGGCAGCCATCACCGGCGCGCCCATCGCCAGCCCGGCGGCAGTAGTCGTTGCTCCGGCGCCCGCAATACGATCCCGCACCTCAAGGCGCCGCGAATACTGATCGCGGACGGCGTTCATACGGGCCTGCTGCTCGCCCAGGCGTTTAAGGGATTTCTGCTGTCGGTCCAGCGCCTGCCGGGTTTCGTCGGCATTCTGCCGCAGCTCCCGCTGCGCACTGCTCAGCTTTTTGGTGTCCAGCCCGGCCTCATTGAGCGCAAGACGCTGACGCTGCACCGACTGACGCAGGCCGTTATATTTGCTCTGCAGCTCGTTAACACGGTTTTTTGCCTGCTCAAGCAGACGAGCCTGCGCCGCCGTCGGGCGGTTAGTTGCCGAGAACTGCGTGGCAAGTTTCGCCGCTTCTTCGCGTGCGGCTTTAAGACTGTTGCCGGTGATGGCGAGCTGCGCGCTTGCCTTGCGGAAACCGTCAATACGGCCCGCCTGGGCGTCCAGTTCTTTTAATCTTGCGCGGCTTTGCTGAATGGCGGTAGCCAGCTCTTTAGAGCTGGCCTGAGCTGATCGGAATGGGCGGGTGAGCTTATCAACCGCATTTAGAATTACCTGCAAACGCAGGTTAGTGTCACTCATCGCTGGCCCCGCTTCTCTGAATCGCTTTATGCCGCCACTCCAGCACTTCGGTCAGCGGCATAACGTCAGTGACGGACGGCGGCCAGTGAAAAATGGTGGCGATATCAGCCACCAGGTCTTCTACCGTCAGGCTGTCGGCAAACCGGCAAGCACCGATTTCTTCAACAAAAAAGTGACCACCTCAACCGACAGCGCGGTGAGATCGGCGGGGTCCATTTCAGCCATTTCCTGAGCGGTCAGCGCGGGCGTGGAGATGCGGGGAATAATCGTCATCATCGCGCCGACGTCCATATCCATGATCGCCTGCAGACGGGTGCCACGCAGCGCGCCGGACTGCGGCTTGCGCAGCACAATTTCGGCAATTTCGGTTTTACCGCGTTTGATTGGGGTGTCCAGCTGTACGGTTTTTTCAGTCAGTTGTTCGCTCATTGTCATTTCCTGTTAATAAGGTACTGGCGCGGCTGCCCGCGCCTTTAAGTAGATCAGAGGCCCAGGGCGTTGCGGTGTTCTTCCATCAGGTCCACGCCATCAACGATTTCAATCATGTTGATCACATCAACCTCATACAGCACCTCGCCGTTAATGGTCAGCTTCGCGTAGCTGTTGGTGCTGCTGACTTTTGTGGTGTTGCTCTCGCCGGTTTTCCATTCACCGGAATCGACCTCTTTATGTCGCCCGCGCACAACCAGCTCAACGGCCTGCACTTCGCCGGTATCGTCACGCTGAATGGAGCCGGTGAAACGCAGCTGGATGCCGTCAACGGTGGCTTTACCCATCTGCTTGAACAACAGCAGTTCGGTGCCGCCGATTGAAAATTCCGTGTCCAGCGCGCCATCATCCAGCCCCAGATCAATATCCGCCGAACCGGGCATACCGCCGCCGCGATACTTTTCAAACTTGCGGCCAAATTTAGGCAGGGTCAGGGACTCAACAATCCCCTGATAGTTATTCCCGTCGTTAAACAGGTTCAGGTGTTTTAACTTGCGTGGTAAAGCCATTTTGTCCCCTTATGCGCTGACCTGGCTGGAGAAATCCAGCAGATACTGATCGGTGATGCGCTGGCGCAGCATCAGGTTTTCCAGAGGTGGTACCGGCGTATAGTCGTAATCGATAGTGAGCTTCCCGGCTTTCAGGGAATCTTTATCGTTTACAGACTCATCCAGCCAGCAGTCGGCGCCGATGATGTAGCCCTGCGTTTTCAGGTTGCGCAGTTTGGCGCGAATACCTTCGATAATGTCTCGGGCCAGCGACGGATTAAGCACGCCATCCACCGCCCACATGTGCGCTTCTGCGATGGTGTCAGCCAGTACCTGCGCGGTGCGGGTGTAGTTTTCAAAGGCAAACAGAGGATCGTCACTGAGGCAGCGGGAACCCCAGAAGCGAAAACCGTCTTTGCGGATCAGCGTGGTGACATCGTTCTGGTTCAGCAGCCCAGCATCGGTTGCCGGGTCCTGCAAATCCCAGAACACATCCGCAGAAATGCCGGTGACGCCGTTCACGCCTACGTTGGACAGGGATTTGTGCCAGCCGGTCTGTTCGTCAATTTTGGCACGCAAGCCAAGCGCACGGGCTGAGGCGTAAGCCGTTGCGTCAGCATTCAGCACGGTGTCAAAACTGATGAAATCAGGCCAGATCAGCATTCCCTCGCGCTGGCTAAAATTAGCGCGGTAGGCAATGGCCTCCTCTACCGTTTTGCAGCCGTAGGCTGACAGATAGGCGAACCCGCGCAAACTCTGCGCCACGCTCAGCAGCTCAGTGGCAACCGCCTGCGTGTCATGCCCCGGCACGCCCAGAATGCGCGGCTTAACGCCGAGCTGAGACTGCGCAGATAACAGCGCTTTCATACCCGTTTTTTTACCGTCAGCTGTCACGCCGCCGATAATGTTGGAGGTTGTCTCCGCTTCGGTTTCACCCTGTGCAACGCGCACAACGACGGTCACGGGTTTAGCTTGATCGGCAATTGCATCCAGCGAGCGGGCCAGCGTGCCAGATTCGCCTGCTTTACCGCTGGCGGTCAGCACGTCGGTGAGCAGGACCGGTTTATTGAGGGGGAACACGGACGCATCTGCATCATCGCCGGTACAGACCATACCGACAATTGCCGTGCTTACTGTTGAAATTGGGCGGGTGCCATCGTTGACCTCAACGACGCGCACACCGTGGTGATAATCCTTAGCCATAAGGCAGCCTCTCCGATTTACAGGGGGAGTGCCTATGTTCTGGTTGATATGCGCGCGGCGCACGCGCCTGGCTATGTGTGGGGAATGATACAATGAAAGGGGTCAAAAAATCCCCGCAGGTGCGGGGCATATTCATTTCTCAGGGCGGCTGGGCCAGTTCACATCAGATGCAGCAGATATATCTACCGCGTCCAGCGCATCAAGATAATCAAGCCATTCATTAAATGACTGCTTATCTGCATCCGACAGGCGTCCAAGTGCCAGTTTCGAAGGCCACTGGTTGCTATCAATATAATTATTGGCATCGCTGATTAATTCCTGCTTATGGATTTCAGCTTGCTGAACAAGCTCATCGTGAGTAGGTTCAGGTTCTGGTGGTGCGGTAAACTTTTCGCCGTCATAAGCCCAACCAATACCGGCTAAAAGACCCTCTAAATTGACCACGGTGTAATCGTCAAATATATCTCCATGCTCGTCCCAGATAACGACGTTTTCAACGACACCATTTTTGATTAACGCATAATTTTGCATCAGGCATACTCCTCAATGATGACAATTCCGTTACTGCCATGTCCACCCGCCGTTGCTGATATGCCTTGTGCGTACACAGTAACAGACCCGGCACCACCGGCGCCAAAGCCCCAACCATAACCGCCCTGTTGATTTGCGGTATAAGCCGAGCCGCCTGTTCCCAAAATTGAAGAACCGCCATGACCACCTTTAGCTGTTCCTGTGGATAAAGACATCTGTCCGCCGCCCCCCTCTCCCGGAATTGAAATTAAAACATCGGTTCCGGTGCATTCTTTTCCAGAGTTGCCCAAATCAGATACAAGGCTGTTGTTAGCTGGCCCTGATGCCCCCATACCGCCGCCATCACCGCCTGGTGCTGTGATGTAACTACCAAATGAGGATGAACCTCCGGCTGTTCCTGAACTTCCGGCAGCCCCAACTCCAGCCCCCCCGACGATAACCACGACAGATAAGACTGAGGTGACATCAATCAATGTCGTTTCACCATAACTGCCACCTCCACCTCCGCGCCCGGCTGCCAGATAGCCTGAAACGGTAGAGGCGGCAGCGCCCCCACCTGCACCACCTGCGCCAACGAGTCTGACCCTAATAAACTTCGTACCTGCTGTTGGTGTGTATGTTCCACTCGCGGTGAATTTCTTAATACTGACGAGTCGACCAACCATCCCTGAAGAATTCACTAAACCAAGGTATTCGATAATCCCCATAGCGGTCTTTCCAGACAAGGTTGTCAGCGTGCCATCAAGTGGCTGCTTGCCTGCCAGCGCATTTGTCACGGTGGTAGCAAAATTAGGATCGTTTCCTAACGCCGCCGCCAGCTCGTTCAGGGTATCAAGCGCCGCAGGTGATGAGCCAACAAGCGCAGCCAGAGCTGATTTTACGAAAGCAGTAGTGGCAATTTGCGTATTGTTGACAGTCTGCGCAGCCGTGGGCGCCGTCGGCGTTCCGGTCAGGGCCGGGCTTGCCAGTGGGGCTTTGAGTGCAAGCGCGTTATTAATGGTGGTGCTGAAATTAGGATCGTTGTTGATAGCCGCAGCAATTTCTTTCAGCGTGTCCAGTGTAGCCGGGGCACCATTCACCAGGGCGATCAGAGCCGCCTGAACAAACGCAGTTGTGGCAAGCTGAGTGGTATTGTTACCTGCAGCTGCAGTCGGGGCTTTTGGGGTGCCGGTAAACGTCGGGCTGGCTTTTGGCGCATATTGCGTATGCGGATCAGCTGCAGCAAGATGCGCCGCCATCAGCTCATCTACATACACCTTCAGTTCCAGCACCTTGTCATCCACATATTTGCGGGTAGCCAGCACTACGGACGGGTCAATTTTCAGCGTAATGTTATCGGTGCTGCTGGTAATCAGTACCATGCGCACTGTTTGCGTGCGGCCGCTCCCTTCTGCCAGCTGCGGTTTGTAGCTCTCCGGGCAGCTTCCCACTGCGATCAGCGCGCCCGTTTCATCGAACAGCCCAACTTCACGAATCCACCAACCGCCCTCAGTTTCAGGAATCACCTGCTCAGCAATAATCTGGCTGCTGTTCTGCGGATCGATGTAAAGCATGTTCAAGTCAGCGCGCCGCTTTTCGGAAACCAGCTTCGTCTGTTGTGCGCTGGGAGTTGGAAGCACGCCGCCGCCATCCCCCACCGCCATCTGGGTAATTTTCAGCGGCACACCGAGCGCGGCAGCGCTTGCCAGTTTCGCCGCGCCAATATCCGTCAGCAGGGTATAAAATTTTGCGCTCATGGGTTCACTCTCATTGTGTCGATAACATGGACGGCGCCGCCCTCGTAGGCAGAGCCACCGGAAATGATGGTTTCGTTGATATACGGGTAAATCGTGATTTCTTCGCCGGTGTAAGTGGCAGCCCCAACGAAATATGGTCCGCTCGTCTGCAGGTTTATGGACATGCCGATCAGATGCCGGCTGCAGGGTTTGGCGTCACCAATCAGGCGCTCCAGCTCCAGATAGGTTTCCTCTGTTATGCCCTGGTCCTGCACCCCGATATCCAGGCGAAACGTGCCCGGCGCCTCGTCGGTCTGCCACCATTCAATAATGCGGATCAGAAAGCCGAACGGCTCCACCACACGCCGAACAGCACTGGTTGTGCCCTTGTGCTGATGGATATAGAAAGCATCCTGCACCACACGGCGCTTCACGTTCTCCGCCCATCCTTCGTCCCAGCGATCAACCGAAAAGGCCCACGCCAGATACGGCAGAAACTTGACCGGGCATGTTGCCGGGTTCCATAAATCGCGCAGCGGCACCTGCAGATCGGAAATTCCGCTGCAGGTCTGCGCCAGGCGGCGCTCAAGCGGCGATGAACCTGGAGGAAGCAGACTATTCATCCGTTCCCCCGTTGGTTACGCTCCATTCCGTACATGAAGCGGCTTGTGTCTTATCCAGCACCACATCAGCGAGCGGCGAGGCCAGCTCAACACGTTGCACACCTTCAACATGCAGCGCGGCATAAATAGCACTGCGGCGAATATCGCGCCCCAGCCTCGTCTGGCTGGCGATATATTTCTGCAGGCTGGCCTTTGCCGCCTCCATCACCGGCTCAGCTTCTGGCCCCGGGTAAAGAAAGATCGTTGCATCCACGCTGTACGGAATAATTTCAGCGCTGCGCACCGTCAGATGGTCAGCAACCGGCCGCACGTTCTCACTGTTAAGCGCCTGTTCAACCACTCCCAGCAGTTCCGCCGCTGCCGTTCCGTCGCCCTCACGGCTCAGCACGGTAAGCACCACCTCCGCCGGTGCCGGGCTGGTTGCGCTGGCGTCAGCCACTCGCCCGTCAGCGCTTTTAGCGTGAAACTCATAGGCCGCCGTCGGCCCCGCCACGGACAGCCCCTCAAATGCAGCAGGAACACGCAGGCGCAGCGCCTCATCACTTTCCATTACCGCTGCGACCGGCGGCACCGCGTCGTTATCCGCAGGTGTAACCGTCAGCCGCTTCACGTTGTAGTTGGCCGCCATCTGATCGAGATCGCCGCCAATGGCATAAGCCACCATGACCGCCTGCGCCGCCTCGTTAATGCGCTGGCGCAGGAGGATTTCACGATACGCATTTTCCTGCAGGAGCTTGGTCACGGGTTCAGACTCCAACTCAAGCGTGCGCCTTACCGCGTCCTGCTCGTCTGCCGGATAAAGGGCCATAAACGCGGCTTTCCGTTCGTTTAGCAGCGTTTCAAAATCCGGCACATCCACTATCTGCGGGGCGGGCAGCTGGGAAAGGTCAATGACTGCCATTGTCTGCTCCTGTTGATACCGAAAGTGAAACCGGCGCGCCGTTATCACGCTGCCCGGTAAGCTCAACCACCATCGAACCATCAAAACTGCTGTCTATGGTGATGGAATCCAGGGTAAGCCGCGGCTCCCAGCGACTCAGAGCTACATAGACCGCAGACATTACCTGCAGGCGCAGCGCCGGGTTCTGCGGCTGGTCTATCAGCTCTGACAGAAGCGAGCCGTATTCCCGCCGGGCAATGCGGCTCCCCTGCGGGGTCAGCAGAATATCCCGGACCGACTGGCGCAGGTGGTCAGTGTCGGTAATGGTCCTGCCGTTGCCCTGACTCATGCCGATATAAAGCGTCATACCGGGCCTCCTGATGTATCGCCGCCGGACTTAACGCCGGTATGACCGTGTTTATCGACTACGATCCCGTTAGAACTCATGGCGCCGCCGCCCTGGGTGACACCACCATTGATCACCACCTCGCTGTTTATGCGCGTGTTACTTGCTTCCACCACAAATTCCCCCGTTTTCAGGGTTATGTTATCTGCAGCCTCGATCACCATGGATTTGATGCCTCGCACATGCCAGCGGCCGGTGGCTGGTTCATATTCAAACCAGCCACCGTCCGGGTATTCCGTTACGCAGCCGTCCACAGAGTCCGACGGCGGGGCGAACTGGTTGGAATAGATCGCAGGTAAGGCAAAAGCGGTTTCCAGATTGCCGCCCATACTCAGCACCACCACCTGCTCATCCGGCGACGGACACCACCATGTACGGGCACCGCCTGCGCGCAGTGTCAGCCAGTTAATCCAGTTGGTTTCAAGCTCGCCAATCTTTACCCGGCACAGCCAGTTTTCCCGGTCCACTTCGGTCACGGTGCCAGTGCGGATCAGGTTGGTGATAAGGCGCATGATTTCGGTCAGTTGTGCGTTCATAACGAAAGGTTGCCATCAGAGGGAAACAGGGGGCAGCGCAGGTACTTGTGCCATGCCTGATACAAATATCACTGCGCCAGCCAGCGCAGCAGGGTGTCAAGGGTTACGTTTTCCACTTCATCATTCACGCCCAGCAGGCGGCGCTGCGAGTAGCGGACCTCCGGCCCTTTGCGGCTGACGCGATCACGCAGGCCGTAATGGTGAACCCTGGCAATACGCTGTACTGAGCCGTCAAACTGCACGCTGGCAGAATCCGTACTGGCAGCGGTTTTCAGGTATTTGGTGGTGCGAAGTTTTGCAAACATCTGGCGCTTAATGCGGCCCTTTTTGCTACGGGCCGTTACCCGGCGCGGCTCGTATCCGCTCCCGTCCGGGTTTCGCTGCAGCCTGATATTCTGCTGCTGACTGCGGCGCAATTCCTGCGCCAGCTGACGCATCATGCGGCTGCGTGCGGCAGGCTCCAGATTCGCCAGCAACGCCGCCAGCCAGTCATCCACCCTCTGCAGATCATCCATGCTTCACCGTCCACATTTCTTCCGGTACGTCCGGTTCCGGCACCGCTTCAACGCTCGATACGCCCCCGTCAGTGCTGACCAGCACGCGCTCCGTCAGCTGCAGGTTCAGGCTGATATCGCACACATCATTGCGCAAAATATCCACGTCAAAGGTGAACAGCTTTTCGCGCAGTTCAGGGTTATTGATGGCATCCGGCTGATTATCCGTGAGCCAGAGCAGAACGGGAGCCATCAGCAGATTCTGGTCCCCGCTGAAATCCTCGATCACCACGTTCAGGGTGTAACGGTACTCCCATGACATGGAGCTGGCCCCGGTTGCCACCAGTGAGCCGTTATCCACAAACAGGTGCAGTTTGTCCGGGTTACTGCGGACATACGGCACCGCTTTATTCAGGGCGCTGCGTAAAAACTGCGGCTTGTTCACTGTCTTGCTCCTGACACGCAATTATCGTGTCCACTTTGTCAGCACACGCCGCCCAGGCGGCCTCCGTTTCATCCAGCACCGCATTCAGATCGCCGTTACTGCGCGGCGCTGACCTTTCCAGGCGGCACTGTGTCACTCTGGGACAGCCACTCACGGTAAGCTGCACCTCCGGCGAGGGCCGGACGTTCCCGCAGCCGGATAATGTCAGCAGGCAAAGGAGTGTCAGCCCAGCGGCGCAAATCCTCATTTTCACGTTTCAGTTCCTCTATCCGGTGCTGACGGTTGCGCAGCAGCGCGGAGGTCTGCTCCGCCGCCGCATAAAGCCGCATCTGCTCCCGGCTGTTGGTTTCGGTCAGAATGGAAAGGCCGATCAGCTGGCTGTTTTTCTTCGTCAGTTCCTGCGCTTTGCTTTTCAGCGCCGCGCCCTGTGTCTCGATGGTGTGGCTGGCATTGTTAAGCCGCCACGACTGCCAGCCCAGCGCCGCGAGCGTCAGCGCCAGCACTACCGCCAGCGCCCGCATCAGGCTGCCGTCGCCTCATGAAGATGCACGCGGGCAATCTGGTACAGAACCAGCGTCAGAAGGTAAAACACCAGGGTGATCACCCATCCCGAAAACGCCAGGCAAAGAACAATCAACAGCCTGATAGCCCATGTACGCACGGGTTTTACGGGGTGCTCCCTGAACTTCAGCGATGCCGCCCTGACTTCATCGCGCGCCCGATCTCCGGCGAACCACCCGACAGCGCACAACGCCGCAAGCAGCCAGGCGAGAATGCAGGACACCCAGACAGACGCACCAACCAGAACAGGCGCGCCGCTGCGCGGATAAAACAAACTGATGACCAACAGTGCGGCCCATGCCAGCTGGAAAAAAACGCTGATAACTTTCTTTTTCATTCCGTTACGCTCCTTTTAAGCACCAGGCCAGCTCCCGCGCGCGGCGGTTCTCCAGCCCTTTATTTTTCTTACCGTTGACGTAAACCCAGCGCGGCAGCTCGTTGCATGCCTGCCACCACTGCTGGCGGTTGATGTAGGACGCCATGGTGGATCGGCATATTGCGCCGGTGCCCACGTTGAAGCCGATGCTTACCAGCGCATCGTAAACATGCTGCGGGGGCCTGACCTTCAGGCAGGCATCCAGCCTTTTTTCCGTCAGCAACACATTGCTGATTAACCCCTGCGCCGCCTGCCGTTCCGTGATGGTCTTGCCGGGCACCACGCCTGACGTATTGCCGATCCCGTCAGTCCAGACACCCGCGCTGCACTGATAAGGCTGCAGGCGGCACCCCTCGAAGTCGGCTACCAGCTTCAGCCCCTCGACGGAGGTGTTGAGCGACTGGAAACCGGGCAGCGTGGCGGCGATAGCCAGCACCACCCCGACAAGGCAGCGTTTAACGATTGAAGGATTCATATTCCCCCCGCGTGATTTGTCCGTCGCGCAGCAGCTGGTAGGTTTTGTGCTTGTAGTACCAGTTGATAGCCAGCATCAGCACACCAATCAGCACGCCGCCAACCGTTGAAGCATCCTTAAGCGACAGATCGCCCAGCCATGCCAGCAAAACAGCGATGCAGTACGTGATAAAGGCGCTGATTCGTTCAAGCGTCATAATTCAGTCCCATAGCTGGACGGTCTGCGCCGTGGTTGTCGCCGGAATATCCGGCAGCTCCACCTGCAGCCCGTGCGGTAAAAAAGGGCCATACTCTGCCAGCCCCGGATTTGCCTGCAGAACCTGCTCGGTGACACCCTGAGTGCGCCCGTAATGACGCCAGCAAAGCGCGTCCACCGTGTCATACTGGTGCGCACGCACTTTCATCAGATAAGCTCCACCGTGCAGTGCGGTGCATCCTGCACCCGGCTGATAGCCCATCGGGCATCACGCCACAGATCGCCGCTGGCCTCCGCCAGCTCCTCCCCTCGCTTTACCCCGGACGCCGTGGCGTCATAATCCTGGTAACGCTCATTGAGCACGGCGCGCGCCCAGCAATACACGGCGTTGAGGTAGTGCTGGATGCGCTCGCTTTTGCCATCCAGCATTTCCGCCGGCACGTCAGCCAGATCCCGGTAGCCCAGCATCTGCTGACGGTTGCGGAAGTCGTACAGCTCAGCGTTAACTTCAGAAATGGCTGTCAGCGCAACCTGCCTCAGACGGGGCTGCGTCACCGTACCGTCAGTGCGCATCACACTGCGAAATTCCGACAGGTCCACATCAGGCCAGAACGGCGTATTTTTAATAACGTCCGCCTGTTCCGGTGCCTGTTCTGGCGCAATAAACTGCATGCGGCTTTCTCCTGAAATAGTGGGCGGTGGACGGGGTTTTGATGTGGCAATGCCTTTCGCCACCCCGTGCCGCCCGTGCGCGGGGCACGTTCGTTAGCGGCTGTCACTGCGCAATCTGCGCTCCAGCTGCTGCTTTTCTTTTTTCACACCGCAGCGGGGATCGAGCTGCAGCGCATGGGTAAGGTGATTAAGGGCAGAAGCCGGGTTGCTTTCGGTCAGTACCGCGCCGATGGCTTTGTGCAGACGTGCCCGGGACTGGTCCGGCATATCCAGATCGGTAGTCAGGTCCAGCGTCTGTAGGAGCAGATCGGCATTAAAACCGGTAGCGGCCAGCAGGGCGCTTTGTGCGGCATCCGCCATTTCTTCCGCCAGAACGGTCTGCACGTTACGGTTGCCCAGCGGCATCACCCAGCCATGGCGCAGCGCATGACGCCCGATTTCCAGCGCACCGGCATAATCACCGGCGTCGATACGCCATAGCATCACGTACATCAGCACGTCATCCTGCTGCGCACCTTCGGCAGCCAGCACGCCCTCCGCCCAGGCGGCATACTTCGGCAGAAGCTCCACCTTGATTGCCGCCTTTTTCACGGTGGACTGGATACCCTTAAGGCGGCGGCGGTCTTCTGCCAGCTGCAGCAGCATCAGGTCATAGCCGGACGCATGGCGAACACTGCCGCCCTCCCGGGCGGCCTGTTCGGCCTGAATGCGCAGGCGGTGCTGCCGTGCGGGACTCAGGCTCATGCGTTACTCCTCAGTTTCTGTTTCGGCGGGTTCTTCCACAGGCGCAGACTGCACCGCAGCTGGCTCGCTGAAGTCACCGATAGTGATGTTTTCGACCAGGGCCGCGCAGCGGTAGTCTTCAATCACATACGCTTCGTTGACGGATTCGAAGTTCTCAATCCGGTCACGTTTCGGGTTGTCGATAACAGAACGGCGGCGGGTGTCCTCCTGCCAGTAGATGGACAGGTTATCCAGACGGGTGATCAGCAGGGAATTAGCCGGGAAGAACGGCGCACGCACCGCCTGCAGGCCGCCCATGCGTTTCTGGCTGATAATCAGATCGGCGGCGATTTTCTCGCTGTTTTCCTGCTCTTTGTTAACCAGCGGGAAATACTTATCGGACAGCAACTCGCGGCCGCAGATAACAACCAGCTCATCATCATCCTGATACACCACGTCGATCAGCTCGTTAACCGCATCCATCACCACGGCGTCCAGGTTGGTATAGTCGCCGCCCTTGCCCACCTTTACCGCGCCTGCGGTGGTGGTGCCGTCCTGGGTGGTGCTGCCCATAACGTGGTCCGGCGCGTCTTCGCGGATTTTCTGCAGCCAGCCCTTATTCACGTCCTGCAGCAGCGGATTTTCTGCGCGGTTGGAGGTTTTGGCGCGCTTCACTCCGTTAAAGCCGATCATAATGCGGTCCAGCGCCTGGCGCTTGACAATGGCGTTACGGATACGCACCTGGAAGTCCTGAAATTTCGCCCACAGGTCCAGCTTTGCGTAGGTCAGCACCGTGTCAAAGTTGGTCTGTTCGCATTTATATTCCACGTCCTCCATCAGCATCGGATCGGTAGGTTCGCGCTCTTTGGTGGTGGTGTCGGTGGTTCCGGCAATGGTGGAGCCAACGCCCAGGCCAAGCAACTGGCCGGACTGTTCCGCAACCGGCGTGATGTTAATCAGCGTCAGAAAAGCGGCGGACTGCTGGATCTGGTCTTCCAGCGTCTGCTGCACGGACGGGTCCACGGTGAACTTGCTGGAAAGTTCTTCCACTTCCACGTTGTTCAGGCGTGCCAGCTGCTGCAGGTAGGCGTTAAAGGCAAAGCGGGTATTCTTTTTCATCGGGTTTTATGCTCCTTCAGCAATTGGTCAGAGTGCCTGCCGGTGCGTCACCGCCCGGCGCGCGCTGGCGGTAATCTTTACGGCTGTCTTCACGGCTCAGCTGCTGCTGAAGCTCGGCAAAGGCGGCCTGCTGCTCCTGCAGCGAGGATTCAAGCTCAGAAATGCGCGCGTCCTGGTCGGACAGGGATTTATCAGTGCGCTCGCTCAGGTTCTGCTGCTCGGTGGCGACCAGCTCAACGGCTTTGTGCACGTCTGAGAAACGCGCATCATCGGTCTGCTCTTTTTTGGTGAACAGGGCGGTGACGCGGGCAAAGAGGGACGGCTTTTCGTCCTGGGTTTCTTCCAGTTCGATCAGCGTTTCTTCGGCGGCGGTAAACAGGTTTTCAGGACTCTGCTTGCGGTTTGCCAGCGGGTTGTGCGCGGCGCTGGCGCTGAAGGTCAGCATCTCAGTGCCCAGGCTCGCCGGATCGTCAGTGGCGGCTAGGCCCACAAGGTAGGCTTTGCCGGTGTCGGCAAACTTCGGGCTGACTTCCATGGAGGTGAAAAGCTTCTGGCCTTTCTTGACCAGTTCAACCAGTGCGCTGGTCGGCTCCACGTCGGCATACAGCGCCATCTTGCCCTTCAGGGGGCCATTCTGAATTTCTTCAGCAACCAGCGCCGTCACCCTGCCGTAGCGGTTGAAGGTGCTTTCCGGCAGATATGACTTGATGTGCTCAAGGTTAATCAGGGCGGTGTAGACCTCCGGGTTGTAGCTTGCCGCCATCTGCTCCAGCCATTCGCGCTGGATTTCGCGTCCGTCGGTGGTGGCACCTTCCACCCCAATGCGGAAACGCTTTGTTTTCACTGTCATGCCGTGCTCCGTTAGAAATTACTTACTGGAGCCTTATGTTTGCGGTGATGGGGGGAGTGAAACAACGCGCGGCGCTTGTACGGTCAGCCACACAAACCGCAGCCGGGGAAAGCCGCCGGGCAAGGCCGTATGTTTGGGCCATGAACACGACAATGACCCCCGCAGACCTCGATCCCCGTCGGCAGGCCATGCTGCTGTACTTTCAGGGATACCGCGTAGCCCGCATTGCAGAAATGCTGGGCGAGAAAGTTGCAACCGTTCACAGCTGGAAGAAGCGCGACAAGTGGGGCGAGTATGGGCCGCTGGATCAGATGCAGCTCACCACCGCCGCGCGCTACTGCCAGCTCATTATGAAGGAGAAGAAAGAAGGGAAAGACTTCAAGGAAATTGACCTGCTGGCGCGCCAGTCAGAGCGCCACGCCCGGATCGGTAAATTTAACGATGGCGGCAACGAGGCAGATTTAAATCCGAAGGTTGCCAACCGCAACAAAGGCCCGCGCCGCCAGCCCGAAAAGAACGTTTTTACCGACGAACAGATCGAGAAGCTGCAGGAGGTTTTCCACGGCTCGATGTTCGCCTACCAGCGCCACTGGTACGAGGCAGGCAACCGCCACCGTATCCGCAACTTGCTCAAATCGCGCCAGATCGGGGCGACCTTCTTTTTTGCCCGGGAGGCGCTGATTGACGCCATCACCACCGGCCGCAACCAGATTTTTCTTTCAGCCAGCAAGGCACAGGCGCACGTCTTCAAGCAGTACATCATCGACTTTGCAAAAGAGGTGGATGTGGAGCTGAAGGGCGACCCGATGACGCTCAGCAACGGCGCGTGCCTGTACTTCCTCGGCACCAACGCCCGCACGGCGCAGAGCTACCACGGCAACCTGTACCTGGATGAATATTTCTGGATACCGAAATTCCAGGAGCTGCGCAAGGTGGCCTCCGGCATGGCCATTCACAAGAAATGGCGGCAGACCTACTTCTCCACGCCGTCCAGCCTGACCCACAGCGCCTATCCGTTCTGGTCCGGCGCCCTGTTCAACCGGGGCCGCGCCAAAGCGGACAAGGTGGATATTGACCTGACCCACGGCAATCTGGCCCCGGGCCTGCTTTGCCCGGACGGCCAGTACCGCCAGATCGTCACCGTGGAGGATGCGGTGCGCGGCGGCTGTAACCTGTTCGACCTGTATCAGCTGCGGATGGAGTACAGCCCGGACGAATACCAGAACCTGCTGATGTGCGAATTCATTGACGATCTGGCGTCAGTGTTCCCGCTGAGCGAGCTGCAGGCGTGCATGGTGGACAGCTGGGAAGTCTGGTCCGATTTTCAGGCGCTGGCGCTGCGCCCGTTTGGCTGGCGTGAAGTCTGGATCGGCTATGACCCGGCGAAAGGTACGCAGAACGGCGACAGCGCCGGATGCGTGGTGGTGGCACCACCCACAGTGCCTGGCGGCAAGTTCCGCATTCTGGAGCGGCACCAGTGGCGCGGGATGGACTTCCGCGCCCAGGCTGACGCCATTAAAAAGCTGACCCAGCAATATAACGTGACCTATATCGGCATCGACTCGACCGGCGTCGGCCACGGCGTCTATGAGAACGTTAAGGCGTTCTTCCCTGCCGTACGCGAATTCGTTTACAACCCCAACGTTAAAAACGCCTTGGTGCTCAAGGCATACGACATTATCAGCCACCGGCGCCTGGAGTTTGACGCCGGGCACACCGACATTGCGCAGTCCTTTATGGCAATCCGCCGCGCCACTACCGCCAGCGGCAACCGCCCCACCTACGAAGCCAGCCGCAGCGAAGAAGCCAGCCATGCAGATCTGGCCTGGGCAACGATGCACGCACTGTTTAACGAACCGCTGCAGGGCGAAGCCGCCAATACCAGCAACATTGTGGAGATTTTTTGATGGGCAAGAGGAATAAAAACTGCGCTGCAGCTAAACAGAATGTTCAACAGAGCAGCGGCGTATCTGCAGAAGCATTCAGCTTTGGCGACCCGATCCCGGTACTGGACCGCCGGGAATTGCTGGATTATGTGGAGTGCGTGCAGATGGACCGCTGGTATGAGCCGCCGGTGAGTTTTGACGGGCTGGCGCGCACCTACCGCGCCGCCGTGCATCACAGCTCACCGATTGCCGTTAAGCGTGACATTCTCAGCAGCACCTATATCCCGCACCGCCTGCTCAGCCAGCAGGCTTTTTCCCGTTTCGTTCAGGACTATCTGGTATTCGGCAATGCCTACCTTGAGAAACGCACCAACCGGCTCGGTGGCGTTCTCTCGCTGGAGCCCGCCCTGGCGAAATATACCCGCCGCGGCGTTGACCTGGACACTTACTGGTTTGTGCAGTACGGATTCACCACGCAGCCCTACGAATTCACGCCGGGAAGCATTTTCCATCTTCTTGAACCTGATATTAACCAGGAAATATACGGGCTGCCCGGCTACCTCTCAGCCATTCCGTCCGCGCTGCTCAACGAGTCCGCCACGCTGTTTCGCCGCAAATATTACATTAACGGCAGCCATGCGGGCTTTATCATGTACATGACCGACGCCGCGCAGAACCAGGAGGACGTAAACAACATCCGCCAGGCCATGAAAAGCGCCAAGGGCCCGGGCAACTTCCGCAACCTGTTCATGTACTCTCCTAACGGCAAAAAAGACGGGATTCAGATAATCCCGCTGTCAGAGGTGGCGGCGAAAGATGAATTTCTGAATATCAAGAATGTGAGCCGCGATGACATGATGGCTGCGCACCGCGTACCGCCGCAGATGATGGGGATTATGCCAAATAATGTCGGGGGTTTTGGGGATGTAGAAAAAGCGAGTAAAGTTTTTGTTCGAAATGAGCTCTATCCATTGCAGAAAAAACTAAGCGAGCTTAACACTTGGCTTGGAGAAGAAATCATTAAGTTTGACGAATACATTTTATAAAAGAATAGGCCGCAGAAAGCGGCCTTTATTATTCCCCGAAAGTATTATTCTTCTTCATCATGTACAACTTTTTTTTCGGGAATATCTTCATTTATCTTCTTCGTTCTTGTCAGTCCCGCCTTTCCCAGAACAGCATCCATTTTGTCACCACCTTTTTCCACCAAACTTTTGAAACCATCAGAGGATAACATTTCCATTATTGGAGATGAATGAGCGGTTTCCTCAACGAATCTCAACGGTGGCTCTTCAAGTCGAGTAAGTGCATTGCCAAAAAGACGCTGTGAGAAATCAGAGTCTAATTGCATCGCTTCTCTACGATAACCTTCATAGGCTTTAGAAACGCTAGCTTTGAATTCATAATCTTCGGCCAATCTGAATCGTTGACCAATTTGCTTAGTAGCTAACCAAGCAAACCAAAGCGGGGCACCTACACTGAGAATCGATAAGATAAGCTGTATGGTTAGTTTGATACCAGAGGCATTAGGATTCGATAAGTATGCCTCCAGAGCATGCAATCGAGTATAACCAACAACGGCTCCAGCCCCAAGGGCTGCGATTAAGCCTGCTACCCATAGCCTGATACTGGCGTTAAGTTTTCTTGCTTTATCTTCAAAAGCTCCAGCTAAACCTTTAGATGTCGTTGTTCTAAAGGCCTCCTCACATTTATCGATATATCCTTGAGCTTCAACTTTAAGTTCAGCCAAATAATCGTTAGCTTCTTTCGCTACATTTTTATGTAATTGTGCAATCGTATTTTTTATGTCATTTAACTCTTTACCATCTAGCTTTGCCTGTTCTAATCTTTCATTGATTGAATCAGCATTTTTCTCTGAAAGATCATTTAATTGATTAATTTCCTCATTTGTCTCTCTAAGAGATTTTAAGGTTGTGGGTAAACTCTCTGCAGCATCATAAGCTTCATTGATTACATTTATCTTGCTATCGAGGTCACCACTTTTCTCCTCAATAGCTTGAAGATTCGATTGATACAAACCTAGTCTGTTTATTATTTTTTTTGGAAGAAGTTCTTTGTTATTTAAAACTTCAAACGAAAATAGCTCATTTATTTCCGTACTTATATAAAGCATAGAAACCAAATACGATGCAATGGCTGGCCCCGATACATTACTATTGCTGTGGTTTAAATGGTTTAAATTGGGTTGTGCTTTATCTAACGAATAAATTATAGAATCTATAATTTCAACGTCATGTTCAGAAGGTTCAAACTTAGTCATCTTGCCTATCTTTTCAGATAGCATTTTCGGGAAAGATACTAAATCTTCTGAATGTAAGAAGGGATATTGATAATTGTTAAGATCAATAAAATCTTGCTGTGGAAAACTTATTGCACTAATAGTGGTATGTAAATTATCCAGTTTTTCTTTTAGTTGGTTCAACTTTTCATTCATGGCTTCGCCTTTGATTACTGTATGTAAAAGATAAACGTCCTTACAATATCACATTCATGACAACTATCAGAGGGTAAGCGCGCGCTCGTAGCCCCGCCACGCCTGGCCGCTTCTTGTAGCGGTTTTCATGCAGGTGCATGACATAAGCCAAAGCCTGTCAGAACTAGCGGGATTGAGCTAAAACGATCCTCAAACGTTCATGCATACTCATGCAGCATAGACATGCACTTGCCAGGGAGGTTTAAATCTGCATCCGAATGACCGTTTGTAAAATGGAGCAGACGTGCAAAGAAAGTTGAAGGTCAGCCGTAAACGAAAGGTAGGAGTTTGTTTAAATTGAACTCTTACATTCAGAATGTGTTCAAGAATAAACGACTTGTTTTGTCCAAATTCTTATATGAGAAGTGAAGAATATGTTGATGACAAAACGTGAAAAGGAGCCAGAGGGCTCCTTTTTATCTCAGACTAAGATTTGTTAAACAGTGATTTACCACTATTTGGCAAAAAAGGAGGCGACACTGGTTTATTGCTATACAACAAATTAACAGGAATATAGTCACTCTGGCCAAGAGGCCATAAATTAGCAATATTGGCTAAGTACAAATTAACTTTCTCATTCCTATCATTGATAATTCCTGTTAATGCAGGATCGTCATCAAATCCGTACTCAAAACTCCACACATCGTCAGCATATCCAGCTTGGCAGATGCGATACCACTCTTTAAACATAGGTTCAAGAATGGTTTTACCTAAGCTTTTCAAGTTGCTATCGAAGATTACAAAAAGCGAACCTTTGCGTTCACCTACAAATTTAACGGCAGGCATAAGGTTAGACATGTAAGCAACTTCAAGGACATTTAAAACCCTTTCATCATGGTCTTCATCCCATAAAATGGCGAATGTATGGATTTTCGGGCTGGAATGATTTGAATAAAGAGAAGACTTCCACTGGACAGCACTCAAAATAGAGTAGTGCGTCCCACGACCAAGATGTCCAACTGGGGATTGTTCATCATATACAGTTTTAAAAAAAGGGGAATAACTAGGCATAGTCATAATTTTGACCTCAAATTTATGTGAATCACCACAAGAGACAAACCTTTCGAGCCTGCCATGTTTCATTATTTACGTTAACTTATAGGGGTACGGATAGCAATAAAAATTACAATACAATTTTGTCCAACACACCCGTTCTCCTTTGCCTATTAACAGTATACTATTCTTTGCAAAGCCAGAAACACCCATGCCTGATACAAAGCGGGCGATCACTCATTCAAATGACCGCCACATCTCGTTGCGCTCGTTGTTCAACCTTACCCCCATAATGAGTTCTTTCGAGGGCAACGTTTCAGTGTAACCAGCTTTCGTCCTCCCAGACCTGCTGCAAAATCTCCATTACCCGCTTTTTATCTTCGTCCAGTTTTAAACCGCTCAGCTCCAGACCGTTAGCGCTTCCCTTACGTATGCGGACTGCCGTTTTTGGATAGAGAGGGCGCAAATTTCGGTAAAGCTCAGATTCAAGGGCTTGCAGTGTTGCCTGGCTTATCTTCTGCTCTTTATCGATCATTATTTCAATGCGCATAGATTCCCCCTAACTGGTAGCGTCCATTGTGCGGCTATATTCATGGTTGCGTATTTTGGCCATCAGCTCGTCAGTCAGCTCAGCAACCCACTGGATAGCCAGCCGCTTTTCTTCGTCGCTGCAATCGCTTGCCGCTACCAGCTTTAAGAAAAAATCAATGCGCTGAAGTTTCAATGACTCCAAAAGATAATCCTGCATTTTCCCTCCTTTTACGACTACTTACACAACATAACTGTATGTATATACACTGTTTATATATACAGTATATTACCAATTTCTAAATGTAAAACGCTTTTTTGTCCTTCAATAAGAAAGACCTAATATGAGTCAGAAAAAGAAAAAATATCCGATGTGTCAGTAATACTGGCGCCATTTGTCATCCTCACGCAGCCGCCCGTTCTGGTAAAATATCCGCAGTCCTCCCCCTGACGGAAGGCTGCCGCCGCGTAAAAGTAAACTCACCTCGTACTCACTGCTATCGAACCCTCTGGACTGCAGTTCATACTCCAGCTGCAGGCGCTGCTGCTCAGAAATATCCTGCCTGTAAGCCTTTTTCCGTTTCGGTTTTACCAGCCTGAGCCGTGCGACCAGTTCACGCCGTTCCTTTTTGCCCATGCCGTGCAGATAGTCCTGCAGCGCCTTTTCATCCATGGACGTAATATCCGGTACTTCGCCCCCTGTCTGGTTCAAATTTTCAACAGGGGGACAGTTATTGCCACGAGTCCAAGGGGCGCAAGCGCCCTGGTCGGCTGTCGCCTCCTGAAGGTCAACGGCTTTACGAACCATTTTCCACTTCACTGCATGAGTGCAGATCCGGCCCTCAATGATCGGGGACCAGATGCCATAAATACGAACACCGTGATCGCCGTAGGTGCTCGGTTCGTCGTTAAGCTCATAGGCAGTTCTGACAAGGTGATGTTTACGGGGAACCAGGACGCCGCCCTGTTTCATGATGTAGGTGGCAAAACAACCAGCATCCGCTGCGGCCAATACAGCATCCAGACGCGGGTTTTCCAGTACCGGCGCACCTGCCTTCTTGTCACCCTGCGCCCTGGCAGCCTGACCGGCCAGCAGGCGCAGTTCACGGTATGCCTGGCGGCCAGGAATACCAAAGAAGCGGAATTGCTGTACACGATGCAGCGAAGCCCAGGCGTTTACGTTCTCAGCGTTATCGCGCAGCGATCTGCCCGTTTCTTTACTGATTTCCTGCGCCACTCCGCGCCCGTCAATGTTTTTACTGATGTATTTGGCGATATAGCTGGTCGGTGTCCCCTTGCGCGGGTTAATAAGCTCAGACTTGAATCGCGGCCCGGTATTGGTGCCCAGCTCCTCCCGGTCCTCACGAATGGCGAATTTACGCAGCAGCGCGGTGATGGATTTGCGGTCCTTTTTGCGCATGAAGCAAAGCAGGTGCCAGTGCACGGTGCCGTCATGGTGTGGCTCAGCAACGCGAACGCCATACCAGCGCAGCCCGGCTTTGTGCATAGCCTTACGGAAGGCGGCAAACATATTCACCAGGTAATCGCTGCTCTGGCGGACCGTGGCACTGTTCCATTTCGGGTTCGGCCTGCCGTTATTGAGCGTTGCATGAAAGCGTGACGGGCAGGTGATGGTATAGAACACGGCGCATTCACCACGCATTTCTGCGATCAGCTCCAGCCCCTTAACGCAGGCCATCATTTCGTTGCGCCGGTGCGCCGGATTGCTGCTGCTGGCGTTTACCACTTCTTCCATATCCAGCGTGTCACCTTCGGCGTTAACCAGCTCATGCGAGCGGAAAAACTCCAGTGATTTGCGACGCTGTTCGCGTTTGTGGATCACAGCTTCATAGCTGACATACGGTGACGCTTTTTTGTTTACCAGGCAGACAGCGCGCAACTGTTCTTCCCGCCATTCACATCGCATCTGCCACAGCTTGCGATACCACCAGTCTGCGCAAAGCATACGGGCAAGCGAGCCCGGAATAAGCTCGTATGGAACCGGCTTACGGCGGTGCTTTTTACGGCGTAGCTGCTCGAAAGCAGGCGGGATAACATCAAGGCGCATAGCCTCAGCGGCCACCCTTTCCCATGACCGGCGGATCTCTTCTGGCGTAACGTCTTCATCCATAAACAGCTCACCGCAGGCAGCATCCAGACACATGCTCATGTGTGCCGCCACCAGGGTTGACAACCGCTTAACCTGCTCCTGATTCATTTCGGGCAGGACCAGCAAGCCCTCCAGCCCGTCGTGGCTCGCCATAAAACGGAATGACGCAGAAATCTGGCTGGTACGCACGCGCCCGAGGCGTTCCAGGCACGGCCTGATAGTTTCACGTAGATAGCGGGAATATGCCTTCGGTTTGCCCAGGCCCTCGAAATATTTAATCCGTTCAAGAAGCGGCTTACTGATATGCGCCGGCTGGGCGCTCACGTCAGCAACGATGACCAGATCGGGATTGAATTGCTGCTGTTCGCGGGCCATTTTGGCGCGGCTTAGCAGCTGGTCCTGCTCCATTTCCCGCTGAACAGGATCACGGGATTCATTGAAGAAATAGCGATCCCAGACCTCATTACTCAGGGCTTCGCGGCGCAGCTGTTCCTGCTCGTTATCCGCAGCATAGAGAGTAATCAGGTTTGAAAGCACGGATGAAGTGGCACGCTTATCTTTATCCAGATAAGGGTTAACCGCTTTCTTTTCAGCATTCCATGAATAGCGGTAATTGCTCATGCGATCTCCAGCTCAAGCTGGAAAGGCTGCAAACCTTTTGAGGACCATTCAGAGATAGAGGGCGGCCGCACTGCCTCGATAGCACCTTTAAGAATGGCGCAACGATTTTTCAAAATTACGGCTTTGAGCTCTTTTTCGCTAAGACCGCGTGAATACTCAGCCTCGCGGATAGCCCTGGTTAGTTCAGGATATTTAGAGTTGAATTTAGGAACATTGCAGGCCAGATTCGTGCTGTCAGCAGTGGCGAGTGGATAATTGCCCATCACACGCCCATCCAGCATACGCAGGCCATGAACTCTGGTTTGAAAGGTATATTTGCAGTAAATAGTTTCGAAAGCCTCCTGCATACGACGATGCCAGCGCTCTGTCCTGATAACCGCATATTCTCCAGATGACCCAAAACAAACCCGGGGCCATTCGCGGCAAAGCTCAACCAGACGATCTATAGATTCGTGCAGGTGCCAGACAGGAGCCGCCTTATCCCGAAACATGCGAGGAACCTGACGAATCAGTGCATCGTTATCACTTTCTCCCCCCTCCACAACGTCAGGGATCACGAAAAAAGCCACTTTAGGATGGTGGTAATAGCCAAGTAGCCACTCATAGAATTCGCACCAGTTAATAACCAGGCCCCGCATCCATGCTGAAAATGCTCCGTTATCAATACCCACTGCGGCGGCAAAATTGAGAGATGCTGCTATCTGGTCCGGGCGCACATATGAAACGAAAGCACCGGCTCCGCTCACCGCAATGCGATGAACATCACCGGCACTCCCCCAAACAGGCGTCCCGTGAAAATGATGGGCCCCGAGCTGCGCCCCTTTCACGCAGGCACCTTCCATACAACAGAGCAATGAGGGCCACCTGGATCGACGCTTACGCACATCTTTGGTTTAAGCACCGCAATGAGCTCGTCAGCTTTTTTCCCTTCGCCCGCGGCAACGCCAATGCTGCGTTTTGTGCTGATGCGGTGAAGGGTGAATTTTCGATAAAACGAACGAATCAGGCGGGTGTCGCTATTGGACACGATGATCGGATGGCCTTCTGATGACCGGCGCACCAGAATAGATGCCAAATCATACTGGTCATCATCAGAGAACCCGGCAGTGTGATAACCGCTAAAAGTACCGTCATAAGGCGGATCGCAGTAGACAACATCACCCGCCTGCAGCATTGCCAGCGTTTCGTCATAACTGGCGCAGATGAACGTCGCGCGCACAGCCTTTTCAGCGAATGCACGTATTTCATCGACAGGCAGATAAGGCTTTTTGTAATTACCATATGGAACATTGAAAAGACCGCGCTGGTTATAACGGCACAAGCCGCGATAACAATGACGATTAAGGAAAAGGAAATAAGCTGCCTTTTCTATTGGCTCCAGGGGTACAGTGTTAAAAAACTGGCGACATTTATAATAATCTTCTTCCGTGGTGAACTTGGAGAAAATACGCTCTACCAAATGAATAAAGCTGTTAACGTCTTCTTTAATCACCTGATAAAGATTTATAAGGTCAGGGTTAATATCCGCAACAAGATAATAAGGATAGTCTGTTGCCATCATCACAGCGCAGGAACCTGCGAAAGGTTCAACCAGTCGAGGGCCATCTGGGAGGTGCTTTTTGAGTTCGGACATGATGGCGGTTTTGTTTCCCGCCCATTTCAAGATAGTGCTCATACAACACCTCCGTTGTAGTGTTTGCTTTTTAGCTCTGCGATTTCCTGACAGGTCACACAGCACTGCACGCCCGGAATAGCGCGGCGGCGAGCTGGAGGGATTGGTGCATCGCATTCGATGCAAAGCACACGAGAAACGCCCGGCGCTCTGTTGCGGGCAGTGTGGATGTGGCGCTGGCGTTCTTCTTCAACGCGCTGCTGTACGAGATCCATAGAATCAGCCATTAGTGCAGCTCCTGAGATTCGTTTTCGTAGCGGGTTGCTTCGCGGCGCAGAAGCTCAGCCGCTTCAATACCGTTTAACCCTTTGTTGGTGATATGGGTTGCCAGTGCCTCAAGGCGGATTGAAACTGCTAGCGCGCGGCCTTTGCGCTCCTCACGTTTGGCAATGTCGATCACCGCCATAAGCGGATCGGTTTCGGCTACAAACATTTTTGGTAATTCGTTCTGCATTGTTCTTTCTCCTGAATTTGGGCAAAAGAATGCCCGGCGGGTTTACGCCATTAATTTCTGTTGTGGGTTAATTCGGCATGGTTAGCCGTTTGGGAAATAAGCTCACCACTGCACGAAAATGATTCATTGCTTTAACCAGTTCCCGCTTTTCGTCAGTAGTCAGATCACTAATATTGACGCTGTGACGTTCTGCCGGAATTTTTGCCATAAAGAATATGGCTGCCAGTGCCCGCTCATTTTGTTTATGGTTTATATCGCGACGATCACGCATATCTTTAATAAACCTTTCAAGCTCTGGCTCAATATTCAGACCAAAAACCCTCGCCCTTAATTCAGCTATACGGTTCAGTCCTTCAAGCCGTTGACCCGGGCTTAGTGGAACAGTCGCTGCAGTGCCTTCAATAGCCATGGTTTCACCTGTTTGGTAGTGGTCAGCCCTGCCAGCAGCTCTTCCTGAGAGCGAGACGGGTGCCAGCGCTTGCCATCTTTCCCGATAATCCAGCCATGGCCGCAGTGCATACCTTGGCTTTGTTTAACCAAAAGCGATGCGAATGAGGGTTCCTTACTAAGCATAAGCACCTCAGATCAGGCCAAATGAAGCGCTGAGGCCCGTTACTGTATCAACAGCACTTGCCATTGCTGGGTTGTACTGTAGGCGCGCGTGCAGGGAAACAGCTGTAAGTGCCATCAAACGAGTAACAGAATTGATGCTTTCGATAACTTGGCGGCGTTCCGTTGTTGTCTGGTGTTCACCAGAAACAGCGCTTGCTGCAACGCGACCGATCTCTGCTGTAGCATTCAAAACGTAATGAGGCATCTTCTCGCTGGCTACTTCGTTCAGCGGCACACATGGCAGGCAATGGATTTGAGCCAGGAACCCATCAACCAGCGTTGAGTCCTCAGTGATATCCGTCAGCAGCCAAATATCCGGCGCCGTGAGTTGATGCGGTTGTTCCGGGTTCAGTTTGTTGCGCAGCGTTTGGACATTCATGCCTGCTCGCTCTGCCAGCTTCGCCATATTATGACGCAGTGCGAAAGCGCGGCATGCTTCATCAAAGTGTGGATGTTTGGAAATCTTATAATCAAACATGCGAGCCTCTTGGAAAGTTCTCATAATTGAACTTACTGACCAACAACAACGCGGAAGTTGGAATGACCAAGGGACTCACGAACCTGATCGGTTTTGTACATCAAGTAACGAAGACATACGCGTCCCTTATTTTTCTCCTTTTTGACCATATACTTAGCCAATTGGCCATGGTGGATTTTTTGATAAACAGAGCCGCGAGAAATGCCTTCCCATTCCGCGAACTCTGCAGGTGTAGCCATCTCTTTTGGTACTCGAATTGAAATATCTGTGCTCATAGTGCAGTATCTCTTAGTTTGTTTTCGTTTCATCTCGTTTTATATGGTTTGGTTTTGCTTTTCAAACCATGAGCGGATATTAGGATCACTTTTTATATGCGTCAAGAGGTTTGATTATGAGTTTAATCAAGGCAGGGAATGATAGTGGTGGACGTGATGCAATCAATAGGCTTATTAAGGCCTACAATTTCAGCTCACGTCAGCAGCTTTGCGAACATTTGGACGTATCTAAAAGCACTATGGCTAACAGATACTTAAGAGATAGCTTTCCCGCTGAGTGGGTAATTCAATGCGCCCTAGAAACAGGAATTTCCCTTCTATGGCTGGCAACCGGCCAGGGGGATATGTATGCGAGTGAGAACGAAGAAAAGAATCTCAAAAACGAAACCTCCGTCACGGTAAGACCACTTTCTAAAATCGTTGCTCCCAGTATCAAACATGTTGAGCTGAAGAATGGCGAGCTGCAGCCGTGCGATGAAATCCTTCTCGATAGCAGACTGCTGGAAGGTGAATCTTCCAACTCTCTTTTTGTAAAAACAGCTAGTGATAGTTTCATTGTGGATACGTCTGTGAAACAAATCAGCAATGGTTATTGGCTGGTAGATATCGACGGCGTTAAAAGCTTCGTTAAGATTGTCCGCATTCCTGGCAATAAAATTGTGGTTCATCAGGATGAAGCATCCTTTGAGTGCGCTGTAGATGATGTTGAGGTAGTTGGCCGCGCAGTAAAAGTCCTTAAGAGCATCTAACCATGACGATTAGAAAGCAGCCGAACGGAAAATGGTTGTGCGAATGTTACCCCAACGGGCGTGACGGCAAGCGCGTGCGCAAGCAATTTGCCACGAAGGGCGAGGCTGTAGCATTCGAAAACTTCACCATGGATGAAGTGAACAAAAAGCCGTGGTTGGGTGAAAAAGAAGATCGGCGTCGTTTATCAGAATTGATTGAGCAGTGGCACTCCCTTTACGGCCAGACGCTCGCAGATCCCAAGCGCCTAATGGCGAAACTGAATATTATCTGCAATGGGCTGGGCGATCCCGTAGCCTCTGAGTTAACCGCCGGTGACTTTACAAAATATCGTGAAGCACGATTAAAAGGTGAACTGTATAACGAAGACGGCTCGCTCATGTCGCCAGTAAAACCCCGTACAGTAAACCTTGAACAGCGCAATTTATCATCCGTTTTTGGCACATTGAAAAAACTGGGGCACTGGTCAGCGCCAAACCCGCTTGCCGGGCTACCAACTTTCAAAATTGCAGAGGGGGAACTGGCGTTCTTGACCCCCGACGAAATTAAACGCCTTCTTGATGCCTGCGCTGACTCACAAAGTCCCAGCTTATTGATGATCGTAAAAGTATGCCTAGCTACCGGCGCGCGCTGGAGTGAAGCCGAGAATCTTCAGGGACATCAGTTAACCAAATACCGAATCACTTACATCAAAACAAAAGGTAAGAAAAACCGAACCGTACCGATATCCCAAGAACTGTATGATGAACTTCCCAAAACCAGAGGGAGACTATTCACGCCATGCAGAAAAGCCTTTGAGCGCGCAGTAAAGCGGGCTTGTATTGATTTGCCGGAGGGCCAATGCACTCACGTTCTGCGCCACACATTCGCCAGTCACTTCATGATGAACGGCGGGAATATACTAGTTCTGAGAGATATTTTAGGGCATGCAGATATCAAAATGACGATGATTTACGCTCACTTTTCACCAGAACATTTGGAAGATGCAGTGCACAAAAATCCTTTGAATAAATTATACAAATAGATAATCTGGCATCAGGAGATAATAAAGTGTTAGTACATTCGGACTCTATGGCAAGACATATGATGGCATCAACTCGTTCGAGGGTTCAAAAATACAATCCATACACATTAATTTCTCTTTGTTTAAAATACAATAACAAAAAACACGACACTCATATAGATATGATGCGACATATGCCATGGATTATTAATTTATGCATAAAATGGTCTGCCGCAGTTATATCAAGCAAGCGAACTTTTCGTGATATTAATGAACAGCAATCCATAGAACTTTTCCAGAGAGTGTTTGAGTCTCTTAGTTTTATCCCTAATGGCGTAATGCAAAAAGATGGACTTGATTTTTTTATCAGAAATATGATTTATCAACAAATGATATATCAAAAAACCGATGCGTTAAATACAATCAGTCGACAATCATTCCTCTTTGAAGGGCTAGAGAAAACACATAGCATTGAAAGAACATTTGAAGAACTAACGAAAGTTAAAATCGAAGACTTTCTGGCTCTTTCTTTTGTAATGATTTCATTAGTGCTCAGTAAGGAAAGTACTACTCTGTTCACTGTGAAAACATTCGAAATTATTTTCGACACCATACCAGAAAGTACAGTGATGAATTTTTTAGATTGTTTATCAATCGAGCAATCAGAGCTACAGAACTTCGCTAGAGCTAATCTTAGCAATAATCCCCTAACAGAGTATTATTTACCTACACCTTTTTTAGAAAAACCTTTTATAAAAACTAAAGATGAGTATTTGCAAATCCATCCGCAGCTGACATCTACATGTCTTCAAACTTATATTTACGATTTACTGCGTAAAAATAATGCTGAAACCTTCATGGATAAATTTGGAGGATTATTTGAAAATTCCCTTCACAAGCTATTAATTGAGAGTAAATTCAAATTCCATACTGAAAAAGAACTAATTAAATTATTACCTAAAGATAATAAAGTTGTTGATTTTATTATACCAAGCGAGAACTCCAATATTTACATAGACGTTAAGGGTGTAGAAATACACAGTAGAGGAATGGTTACACTTAACCCTAGGGATATATCAAGCACAATAAAATCATCCGTATTAAAAGCGATCAAGCAGTCGCTTGAAGTACATAGAGGTCTTGATATAGTAAATTCATCACTAATTCCTTATAGAGATAATAGTTTTATAATATGTGTTACATTCAAGAATTTATTTCTTGGAGGAGGGAAACTAATTTTTAACTCATATGCTAAGGAAGATATCCTGAGAATATATTCAAACTTCGAAGAGAAATACCAAATACCTTATGAGAATATATTTTGTATTGCATTTGAAGAATTTGAATACTTATTAGCATCATGTGCTTTCCATAAAATCGCCCCCATAGACGTTCTACAATATATCGTTGTACAAAACAGGGATCCTTTGACCTCAAAGCTCATGTTCGGAGATCACTTAAAACATTTTTTTAAATCGGTCAAAAATTCCACAATAGTCAATGATGCAGGGTTAAGAAGTATAGATAGGATTGCATCTAGACTCATGCCCAAACCGTGATTTCTAAATCATACAGAATAGCTGCTCATTGGCGGCAAAATGGCGGCGCATCTTTAAAAACGCATAAAACCGACTAACATCCAATAAAACTAACATATTGTTTTAAAACACAAATACATGTTTTTACTACATTTAAAATGGTATGTAGAAATTTCGGACGCGGGTTCAACTCCCGCCAGCTCCACCAAATATAACGGCCTGATTCTCTTAGAGTTTCAGGCCGTTTTTCTTTGGGCGTGTGGCACAACTGTGACTCAGGAGTGTACCATATGCCATCAAACAACATCCCCCATTACCTCTATAAGCGTAACCACACCTGGTGGTTCAGGAAGCGTTTCGTATCTGAGGGCAATGCAATCGAATACAGACTGAGCCTGCAAACAGCAAGCTTTCAGCGTGCTCGTCTTCTTGCCCTGCGTTTACAGACACTCTGCTAACAGATGGTTGCTTCTTTGGGGGCCCCCAAGAAACTGAAGAATGGCGTGATGGACAAATCAGCACAAGAGCAAATCAGAGCAAAACTTCGAGCCAAAGTTGCCGAATGGACCGCCGAGGAAACAGAACATTGGTTCTGCGGCTCTACACGTAATGAAGGCAATCTGAACGATTATCTTGAGACATTAGATATGGTTGTCTCTGATTTGAAAGAACGCATCGCATACGATGATAAACCATCTCTGCACCGGGCCGAAGCAAGTACCGTTCTGGACGAACTGCCACACCTTAAAGCTACTCTCAGTGAATACGATTACCAAGTCATTGCTCGCATGGTGGCGCAAGCCAAGGTTAAATCCTTGCAGGATACCAGAGCAATTATTTCTTGGTGGGGATGCTGACTGGCTTACAACTAGCCCAGTTTCCTCACAAGAGATGCCCCATTCTGATGTTCATTTTCTTTCAGATATGATCAGCAAGTACCAAGCCGAGAACGCAAGCAAAGAACACTCGCAGAAGAGTCAGGACAAATATGCTCACTCGCTCGCACTGACCTTCAGTTTCTTCGGCAATGTGCCCATTTCGGAGATCTCATTATCCAGCGGTAGAGAGTTTCGTGAGTTACTTGCATCATTACCTGAGAAACTCAAAGCCAAAGAAATGCTCGAAACTCCACTGCTCGAGCTTATTTCTAAGAAAAAGGCGTCCAAAACTATCGCAACGGCTACTGCTAACGATCACCTTGAAAAGGTACGCCGCTTCTTTCAATGGATGCTAGATACAGGGTATCTGCCTGAAGACAATCCCATACCTAAAGAACCACTACCCGAGCCGAAACAGAGCAATAAAGCAGCGAGACATGCGACTTCTGACGAAGATGCAGTAAAAGTGTTTAAACATCAGATCTTTACTGAGCATCAAGGTCTTGTGACCACCAAAATTCAACATCCACATCACTTCTGGCTTCCTTTGCTCTGCCTCTTTACAGGCATTCGCCCGAACGAGGCATGTTTACTATATGTTGATGACATCGAGCTGGTGGGTAAGGTGTGGTGTATACGCATTGATAAGCGTTTTGATGAACAAAGGTTAAAAATGCCCAACGCCTTACGCTATATCCCTCTGCATAAGTGTCTACTGGAAATTGGCTTCTTGAGATATGTACATGATTTCCGCACTTTGGTAGGTGGAAACAGCCGACTATTCCCAGAGATTAAGGCGATCAAAGGCTACCACTCACATAAACCCGGAGAGTGGTTTAACCGTAACATTCGCGGTAAGCAGGGCCTAGATCCGAGTTCAACTCTTTATACCTTCAGACACGCTTTTCGCGACAAGTTAGTAATGCTGAATGCAACTGATGAATACCTAAACCGTTTAATGGGACATCAAGGTAGCCCCTATGGTAGTTCATTGTTAACCGATGTTACTTGTATGAAGGAGCTCATCGATAAGATTGAGTTTGCAAGCATTGAATCGCCACGGATAATCTAG